GGCTCGATCCGCTCAGCTTGTCCCAATTTCGATTGAGATAGGCCTTGTAGACCGCCTCCCGACATCTCTCCGGACAGCTGTCCAGGAGGTACGTCGCGTTCGCGCCAATGCTCTGACGGGTGCCCCAGTCCAGAAGCCTTGCCTCCGCCATCTCTCCCTTTGTCGACCTCTTGAGGCCGAACAGCAGTCCCATGTTGACATATAGGACTTCCTGTAGGAAGAGGACTGTGGCGTTTGACGGATCCGGCTCTGGGACCTTGCAGTGATCAGGCACCACCCTGAACTGGGTTGAGTTCATATTGACGAAAGTCTTGGAGTAGGAGACCTTGCCCATGGACGGCTTGAGACCCATCCTCACGCTGATGCGCTCCCACGCTACTTTGCCTCTCCAATTGAGGCGTAGCGCGCAGTCATCACCGTTGATTGGTGTTTTCGCCGTTCTCAGGGTCAGCGTTCTGCCCAGACTGATCTCGCGAGACCAGCGACAGACGGCCGCGTTTGCGAGGCACAAGATGGGGAAAGAAATAATACTTCCCATCAGCTGCCCGCTCATTTGCGGCTTCGGCGCGCCACCGTCCGGGTCTTCGATGATGTGACCAGTCAAAGCCTTCATGGCCAGCGTGGTTAGATCGGGCGGAAGTTGGCATACGATGCCGATTTCGTCCATGATCGTCTCGCTGACCCATGAGTAGAGCTCGTTGGTCGCATCCTCGTAGTCCCCCGACAGGTACGCCTCGTCGTCCCTGAGTTTCCCGAGAGCAGTACAGAGGTATTCCGCTGTTATCTCCGCTCCCACCAGCCCGAACATTTCCTGCCGTCGCAGAGCCCCGTGGAGGAACTTCTGCAGCGCTGAAAGTACAAAGTACGTCAGAGGGGGTCCCTTCGAGATGACGCGAACCTTCAAGGCTTCTGCTAGCGCGACCAACTGAACGTTGGCCGGCTCCTGCAGAGCTGCAAGGATCGCTCTCCCGTAGAGAATTTCCCACTGTCGTACCAGCGCCGCATCGTGAAGCTCCACGCGTTCTGAT